TTAAATTATTAGTTGCAAAAGTATTTGCGTAATCTGCTATACCAACCACGGCCCCCGCTGCGGGAGTCGCTGGTAATGTTATTGTAAAAGCTGCTGAAGTTGTATCTGCAAAATATCCAACTCCTGTTACTGCTGTAAATCCTGTAGTTTTTTTTGTTGTATCCCAAGATACTGCTCCTGTAGGACCAAATCCTGCAGCTGTACCTTGATTAGAAATCGTTGCTCCAGAAGGAATGATAATAGTATCACCAGATGCGCCTAACGTTAAGTTAGTCCCGCATTGTGGTTCAACTGCATTGACTTCTAGTTTACTCATTAGATAATTACCAACGTTCCTGTTACTGTAAATGCATTTACAATTGTTACTGGTCCTGCAAGAACTGCAGATTCAATAACCACGTTTTGATTTTCTAAAACTTGAGCATGAGTATAGATATCCTGTGCTCCCGGTTTATTACCGATATAAGTTGTAGTATATAAACTATCCATATTTTTACCTATGCACTAATTGAATCTACCACGCTTACATAAACATCAGCAGAAGTTGCAGTATTTGATTGTACTCTAAGTAAATCAGTATTCTGCATCACAAATTTAGCACCACCTGTAACAAGTTCAACTGAACTTGATGGTGGAATGCTTAAATCTTTTGCAATGTATCTAACGGTACTTCCTGTTACAGAAACCCATACATCAACGGTGATTGCTGAAGATAATATGTTTGCGATCCTAATTCCAATAACTGCGTCATTTGAATTTGCTGTAAAAATAGTGCTAGCACTGTTAGTTGCTTGTGCGCTATATCTTACGAAATCTTGTGCCATATGTTCTCCTTATTATTATAATGCGATTGCCATGGCAACAGCAAATCCATTACTTGCTGCACCTACTGGCGCTCCGATTGAATCTAAATACACTGCTTTACTTGCTGGTAATGTACAAAATACATCTTTTGTACCACTTGTAAAAGTTACAATGCTATCAGAGTTAGAACTTGTTAAAATTGTTGTTCTAGTTAAAGTAGTTGCACCTGCATCAAGTGTTCCTAATCCAACTTCCCATTCATTAGTACCTTGATTAAAAATAGCATAGTAAGTTGTATTATTGCCACCGATGCCTGCAGCAAAAGTATCAAAACCAGTTTGTGCTCCGGCCAAAGCAAATGGACCTGTACCAGTTGAGGTACTAGTTTCTTTTACTCTGTCGTTTATTACTAACGCCATTTATTTTTAATCTCCTAATTAAGAAGTAATACTAATAATTGCATCAGAACCAGAAGGTGAACCGCCTGTTGGGCTTGGGAATGTAACTGTAAAAGTTCCATTAGTGCACGTTTTGCTTCCGCCAAAATCTAGTACGACTACCAGTTTATTTGAACTACTTGAATTATATATTGCTCCAAATGCTGCAGTGAAAGTTGCAGGTGTTGGTGATCCCCATACAGAATCAGCAAAGTCAACTGTTGCAACGTTGTTCACGTTTGAAACTGCCTGACTTGTAAGTAAATTTCCACCAGCAGTATATTGACTACCACCTGCAGAACTTACTTCACTAGTAGAAGTATAAACTGTGCTTGCTGTTGTATATGGATTAGCAGTATATAAAGACAAATAGAAATTATTACCACCTGATTGAAATTGATGTGCTCCAGATAGTAATTGTACTGGGAATGAATAAGGTACTATGTTTGCCATTTATTTTTCTCCTTGTTATTTATAACTTGACGGTGATTTAGAAATTAATTGAGCACGAACTACACCATCTTTGTATTCGTCTCTGCGTCTTTCGCCGATTTGCTCGACTGCGTACGATTCAAGAGCTTTATCATATTCTTGAGAGTAGTATTGTAACATATCTACAGGACCTTTCAAGTATCCATATGCATTAACTAAAGTAGCATATAGAAGTAGATCTTGGTATTTATTTGATAAATAAGTGCCATTAGTGCTATATGGACTGATAGTAATGCTTTCTGGTTCTTTATTATAGGCTAAAGTAATAGAATAAGTCTTATCAGGCGTAGGTGCTACAACCCAAAAATTCTCATCCCAATTAGCATAATATTTAGGAATATCCACATTAGCTGTTCCTGGAGTAGAATAAAATTCAGCTATAAAACTAGTATCTCTTTGTTCTAAGTAATATTGATTACCATTAGAATCAGTTAATTGAACATATCTAATAACTCTTAAATCATCTGGTATAGTTACATATCTATTTCCAATTACTAAACTAGAAGTAGCATAAAAAGCACTTTGATCTGTATCAATAGATCTATAAATTTTGTTTTCAGCATTAACAATAAATCCATTTAGAATTGAATCTGTAAATACATTACTATTTACTTCTGTATAATTTCTAATATCTGTTTGTAAATTTGCTAAAGTATATGACATATTAAACTGCTCCTAGTGTTACTGGACCTGCAGAGCAACTTGCTCCACCGCCATTTATATTTCCTGTAATAGCATTATTAGTACTTGTAAAAAAGAAATAATTTTCAGGAGTAGTTAAACCACCACCTGTAGTTTCTATACTACCATTAGATCTAATTTTTCCAACAGTAATTATAAATCCATTTGCATTATCAATATCACTTACACCATCAAAAGCTGGTATAGGTGCAAATTGTTTTAAGTTAGGTGCAAAAGCTCCACCTGTTCCAGCATTTATAACTTGTGCTGGTCCTCTTAATCTTACTCTACTTCCTGTAGTTCTTTGATGATCTTGAGAATAAACATTTATATAAGTTACTCCATTATAAATTACAGTTTCAAATGGATTAGAAGTTAATAAAATTAATTGTGGTGTGTCAGCTCCTTGTACTCTTGGATTACGTAAAGCTTGTGGATCATTACCAACTGGTTTTGGATCTAACTGTGGTTGCTTTTCCTCATACTCAGAGTAATGAACTAAAAATCCATTCCATTCTCTTACCATTTCTCTATAAAGAAATCTCATTCCAGATCTATCTGAAATTGCGTAAGCTTGTTTTCCTTTTGCAAAAGTACCCATTAAGATAATACTCCATCTCCGTAGAATGTATTAGGTGAAATGAAAGTAGATACACCTTGATTATCAGCATCAAGAGCTCTTAACATTTCACTTTCATATATACGTTCTAATTCTTGAGTTCTTGCTGGAGCAAATTTCATACTTAAATAATAAGCAAGTCCAGACATCATACATGGGTAAAATCTATTTACTACATCTGATGTATTTGTATATGCACCTACATCTTGAATTCTAGCAACATAGTAAAAACAAAATTGAAAGCTAGATGGTGTTGAAGTACTAGAAACACTTGCACTTGCTGTAGCATATAAATAAATATTAGGATTCTTTTTTCTATCAACATAATATTGAGAAGGTGTTCCTTGTGTTAATTTATTTGGAGTTGCATTATAAGCTGATCTATCAATTTTAGTTAAAGCAATATCTTGTGGATTAGATGTATCTGAATTGTTTCTATAAAAAGCTTCTAAAACTTCTGAAATATCATTTGGAAAATTAATAGTATCACTTGCATAATTATATTCAGCTTGACCTTGTATTAAAGGAATTTTTGCAAGTTTTACTTTCCATAAATGAATTCCTCTATTACCCCATTCTTGAAACATAATGTTTAAAGAACGTCTTGCACTTCTTAATTGATACCCTGTTCGCGTTCCGCCAATACCAGTTCTCTCATAAGCTTCTTCTATAATATCATCTATTGATGGATCAAATTCAGTAGTTCCAGAAGTTGGGGAAATAGTTTGTGCTTGATTACCCATGCCTGCTGTTGAGGCATTGTAGTAAAATAATACCGGAGCGCCGATACTTGCCACCGGAGCGACTACGATTTGAGTATATGCTCCTGAAGTACCTGGAGTGCCTACAGTTGTTACACCATTTGTATAAGCAACACCACCTGATGTATTAGTACCATCTTTAGTAGATGAAAATGCAAATGTAAAACCAGCATTAGATGCGGCTGATTGATCAAATATGTAAGTATCTCCTTCATATAAATAAAGAACAGGACTTACAGTACCATTAATAAAAAATTTATTAGTACCCGCACCAAATGCGTTTTGACCCGTTGCGACGGTTACTGTGTAAGTTGTAGTCGCCATGCGATATTAATTTGCTGTTAAACCTGGTGCAGA